CACTGACTGATTCAGGAGATCTGAGATCCAGAGGACTCAGCTCCCTAGACTTCTCCGACCACTCTATGGGCGGCCCTACTTTCTCGGTAAACCACCGAAGAAGCATGGACCACCCACTCATGGTATGACGGAGTTTAGGTGACCGAAGGTAATACACGAACCACTGAACCTTTTGAAGGTCGTGGTTTATGCGTTTCCGCAACGGTCTTTGCGTCACAGGTGCCTCACGTAGCGTCGGGACCGGGCCTTGAAGGCCAGGTCGCGGAGCAGGGAAGTGTTCCGGTCCGGGTATCGACCCGTAGACACGGTTTAATTCCTCGACGATTGCGTCGTACGTGTGGACACAGTTCCTATCATAGAAGGAATTAGCATAGCTAATCCAACTTACATAGGCTTCAGGCGACGGAGATGATGACCAAACGGTCCTTATTCGGACCGGAGTGACGTTGACACCTTTGAAGGCATCAACGCCACAGGATTCTCGGAAGAATCCTTTGATGCAACTCTTGTCACGGTTAATTACTAACCCAAATGACTCGAGTTGTTCGATCGCATCCAGGGCGTAAGCCCGCTTGACGATCACGTCATCTCCATACACAAGGATACTGTCTGCAGTATCCTGATCGGGTGCTCTTGCGGTTAGGAGAGCCCAGATTGTTAGCGCCATTACAGGGAAGCATAAACAGCTTCCCATCGGCGCATACTTTCTGAGCACTAACTCTTTCCCGCTTGGGAGCACAGTTGAGCAACTCCTACAAGCTTCCAGATAATCCCATATATGGGCTGGAAACAGTAGGCGAACCAGACTGACACTTACGCGATCACTGGCATCTTTAAGATCCAGCGTCACGTAATCGCCTGTGAGGGAACCCAGAAGGGCCCCTCGCTGGTTTGGTGACTGGTCTGTGAAGAACACATTCCACGCAGTTCCTTCCTTGAAGTAAGGGGGTTCTTTACCCTTCTTACCTTTTAGACGGAGCCCGTGGTAGTGTTCCACATGCTTGACAAGCGCTCGCCCTAAACCTTGTTGAACCCATTGGAAATCCACGGGTTCACAAGATATCAGGCGAGGTCCGCGTGAGTCTTTCGGCACAAGGACAACCTTAGCCGGAAGCGATTCAGTTCCAAGACTGTGAAAGTCCTGGTAACTGTCACAAACATGACCCGCTGACGCGAAAAAGTACGCGTCCAGATGATACATGTTGATGATCCGACCACAGATATTGACCCAGCGGTACTTTTCCCAGAGCCGTTGCTTAGTTGCAACAGCTCCCGGGCCGTGCCGCGGAGATATATCGGTAGGGTCGAAGGAGACAAAAAGATTACTGAGTAACCTTCTTGCCTTGCGCGTCGTATCCGCACGGGTAACCGGACATTTGGCCGGACGCACGTGTGGATCGATAGCATTAACTGTAAGCTCGAGTTTATCGAGTTCATTGCTAATGGTCAATAGGTCATCTTCGGTCTTTTCGAACCGAGAAATGACTTCTTGTTCTAATTGCTCTGAATACGGAAGCTCGTACTTATAGAATAAGTAACAAACCTGCCGTATCCAACCGATACTGTCGGTACATGGCTCCTGAAGGGGAGCCCCGCTATGGTCTAATACCCTGTTGAATAGTTCACCGAGAAACCTCGGTAAACTACTGCCTTCCTGCGTTTCAAACCGCAGATCGGCAGCGTTCAATGGGGCGTTTAGTGAAAGGGCCTTATCAAAGGCCTTGCCAAGCGAAGGAAGAGTTTTCGTTAGAAAACCTTCACCTTCAGAACTAGTTCTCTTGAATACCTTTTGAATAGTATTCTTGAGTGCTATTGAGTCGAACACTACTCCATGCATCCTATGATGGATGTCGTGAAGTAATGCAGCGATGACTTTTAATTTAATGTCATCTAGGCTCTTACTAAGTGCCATAAGGTAACTTAACCTAGAGCATGCATACACTTCACGATCGTGGAAGTTTCACACGCCTGCATTATGCCAAAGCACAAAACAAGCACACCGCTGTTGCCATCACTTCCGGACAGCCCTCGCCTCAAAGGCTTAAGGGCTATTCGGGTACTGATAGCACCAGAGATCCTAGCAGGAGTTAACACATACCAGTACGAA